ATGGATATGATTTCCAGCAGCAAAGTCTGGAGGATAAGTTATTCAAAAGTATTAAATATTACCACATTAAAAAAATGTTGAATCCCATTTCGGCGGCATCGCCAGCGGATCGTCCCAACAAGTGGAAGAATCAAGTGCAATTTTCCAAGGAAATAATGGCAAGTATGAGGGAGCATTTGACGAAACAATCCGACGTCTACGTGAAACCATCGGAATCCTTTGAGGAGTTTAAAAAACAACCATCGTCTCAGATGGAAATGGAGAAGGAGAAAACACGCCTTGGGATGGAACAGGAAGATCAGGCAAATGGGTTCGAAGCGAAGTTGAAAAAAGCATTTAAGAATCAATATTTTGCCTTGAAATCGAAAAAAAATAATAAAGGGACAGTTTAATAAAAATGGCGAAAACACTGATTATTCGGGGCGCAACTTATGATATAACGTCTTTTTCCAAAATACATCCGGGTGGTAATGTTATTACGTTTTATGATGGATTAGACGCGACGGACGCGTTTGACACCTTTCATGTGCATTCTAAAAAAGCAAATCTTATGTTAAACTCTCTGCGTATTAAGGCGATAGATGTTATCGAAAGTGAATCTTCTTTTACCACCATGGTTCAATCGTGGAAAGACCAAGGATTATATCATTCCAATTACTATGAGTTTTTTATTTGGGGTGGCGTGGTGTCCATGATCACCTTTCTTGGATTGTGGCTGCAAATGCTCGGCTATCCGATTTGCGGTGGAATCATCACGGGTGTTGGGTGGGGACAATGTGGTTTTGTACAGCACCATGCGGGGCATTTAGGATTTACGGGCAATCCGAGGGTGGATCATGTAGTGCAGGATTTTTTTGAAGGGTTTTTAAAGGGTGGTTCGGCGTCGTGGTGGAGAAATCGGCACAACAAACACCATGCCATGCCCAATAGCATTGGATACGACGGCGACTTGCGCACCACCCCCTTTTTTGCGTGGGATGACGTGTTGGTCAACAAGGTGCCATCTTTTTTATTGCGAGTGCAGCACATTCTTATTTTCCCAGCGATGCTGCTGTACGTGCCACTATTTCTAGTCACGACAAAACTGTTTATGATCCGTAAAAAAAAATGGTATGAATTGTCGATCGTGGGGTTGCATCATGTGTGCTTTGGTATGTTTTGTCGAAATATCCAAGATTTCTTGTTGTTTTACGGGTTGGGATATTCCCTCCAAGGGCTCTATTTGGGTATCATGTTTAGCATCAACCATATGGCCATGCCGCGCATTGATAATGTGGGGGATGATTGGTTTGATCGTCAGCTCATTAGCACGTGTAATTGGGGTACAAACAGCAAGATCGCGTTGTATGCGTCCGGGTTTTTGAACTTACAAATTGAGCATCACATTGCTCCTCAAATGCCGCCAGAACACTATATGAAAATAAGCAAAGATATTCAGAAACTGGCAAAGGAAAAATCAATTCCCTACCGAAATTACACGTTTTGGGATGGGTTAGTGCTTTTTGTGAAAACATTGAAAGATACCGCAGATAAAGAATTAAATCGTCGAAGGTCAAAAGAAAAACAATTGTAACTATATAATGGAAGATAAACCATTTTTTTCTCAAGGTGCATATGGATGCGCCATGTATCCACGGATTACTTGTAAAGGTAATATAACGAAAGAGAAACAGAAACAGAACCAAAAAAGAACAAAACATCGAATCATGAGTAAAATCGCGGAAAAATCCATGATATCAAACAACGAAATCAAAATGGGGAAAATTGTAAATCAGTTGATGAAAGGAAAGAGAAACAAAGAACTGATTGGAGTTTCGCGATATTGTGAAACAAATTATGAAAATGTTTCCAACATGAAACAATGCAATATTGTGTCGAAAAAACGCACAAAATCCCAACAGTTCCTCATTTTGTATTCTCGGTATATACCATCTGTCACTTTACGAACTTATTTATACGAAGATTTTACACGGAGAAAATGGTTAAAAACATATTCGTTTCTTTTGAATGCGTTGCGTATATTACAGAAAGAAAATATCGTACATCATGATTTAACGGCAAATAATATTATCGTATCCAATAAAAAACATAACTACCATATTATTGATTTTGGGTTGTCGTTTTGTATTCAAGATTGCTTTATAGATCAGGGTTTAAATATCAAATACTTGAAGATGTTATTCTTTCCAGATACGAGTTTTTATTTATGGCCAATCGACCATCATATTCTTGGATATATGGTTCGAAATGAGCGAGTTCCCAGTCAAGAAGAATTGATGTATTTGATTCGTACCTATTATGACAATAAAGACAATGTGTTGTTTGCGAGTGATCTCGAAGAATATATCTTAGACGTATATGCATTTTATGAAGAACAATACATTTATAGTGTAATGAATATTGAAGATCATATTCGGGATCTAATTACGCATGCATCCTTAACGTGGGATTTATACACCATATCTTATACCCTTCTACGTCGTTTAATGTCAAATCCCATATCAGATCTTAAATATATGCAATCGTTTTTAAATCAAGCTTTACATTATGATTATACAAAACGCCCATCTTTACGAGATCATCGTAAAGTATTACAATAACCGGCCTTGTTTCTTTTTTGTATTTGACTTCTTTTTCAAAATAATGTAAATCAATCGAATATAATTGGGGTTTCTTGATCTTCGAAGATATTGTTGAATCAAAGTATAGATATTTGGATTTGGGATCATCATATATTACAATAAGAATATAAAAACGCGGGCTTTATTATGTATAATGGTGAAAAATAAAACGGGCGGTAATCGTGCGAAAAAAGTGGCTCGTAAAAATATGAATGAATCGTTGACTCCGCGAAAACTTCGATTTGTGGAGCTCGAAGACGAAATGTATGCAATTGTGACAAAGGTCTTGGGCAACGGACAAGTTCAGGTGTTGGGAACCGACGACAAAGAGCGATTGTGTTTCATACGATATAAATTTTCAGGGCGAAACAAACAAAGCAACTTGGTGCAAGTGGGTAGTTGGGTTATTGTGGGTAATCGATCGTGGGAGACGACCAATCCAGGCAAGCTGCCGAAGTGTGATTTGTTGGAGATCTACAGTCATCAGGAAAAATCGCGGCTCATTCAAGAGGCGAAAACTAATTTGAGTGCGTTATTAAAAGAGGATCAGAAACAAATGCATTTGGATAACGATTCAGAAGAGGGAAGAGGAGGAGATATTTTGTTTACTTGGGATGGGGGAAACGATGGGGTCGATGCTGTATCGGGATCGGGATCGGGATCGGCTTCAGGAGCGGAAGACGAAGTAGACGAAGAGATTGATTTTGATGACATTTAAAGATTAATAATATAGACATATACTATAATGACGCATATATTATTAAACGTAAAGTATCACGACAGGCTTCCCATTTTGAAGGATGAAAAGCTTGGAGAACGAATGATTCATGAGTGGTGTAATTATAATCACCATACTTTGGTAAAGCGCCCCGAAATGCACGTGTTTCCATCCACCTATGTAGAACGAAAAGACACGACCAAGTGGTGGGATGTTGGGCTGTTTTCGAATCAATCCATGGATGAAAAATTCACTTATATTAATCATGAACCAAACGACGTGGTTGCGCATCACTCGTACCATGGATACACGGGGTTTGGTATATTGAAAGAGTCGCATATATCCATTCATACCTATCCGGAACAAAAGTGCATGCACGTGGATTTGTTTTCGTGTAAACAATTAGATTACGAAAAGAACCGTACTTTTATGGAAAAGTATTTTGAGAAAAATAAGGCGGAGACGTTTAAGGTGGAGTTCATTAATCGAGCATTATAATAAATCTTCAAAAATGTTATCGCGATTATTTCTATAGGAAGATGGATTTAGTTTCTGTTGTACTTTTTCTTGATTTTCAAAGAAAATATTATACCCAGGTACATTTTCCTCAGGATGATCGTATTCAGTCGTATAATCTTCATGGATTAAATATGAATTATGCTCATTGATATCATAGTACTTCGTTTTGATATTGAAGAATACCCATCTTGTATCTTCTATGTCGATCTTTCGTATATCATTGTTTGGTTTGCTCACAATCGTAAAGTAATATTTTTCTTGAAAATATGGAATTTCTACATTGTATGATATGGTATTCAAATCGTCATACGATTGAAATAAGCTTTTGAATGACATTCCGTTTTTCACCAACAAACCGTTTTCTTGTAATAACATGAAACATTTCATGAAAAAATCTGGTTTATCAATGGACAAATTTTCAAGATTATCTTCTGTTGTATCCACTATTACCATATCCATTTTGTACTTGTATTGTTGAATAATGTCATCTATCGTAATATTGGCGTCGCCGTAAATGATTTCTACCCGATCGTCATCTTCAAACTCGCTTTGAGAAAAATAGTCTTTACATAACTCCACAATTTCTTTGCTAATTTCTAACATAAAAACCTTTTTGATTGTTTTATATTTCATGACTTCACGAAGCGTCATGAGATCTCCTCCACCTACAATCGTCACATATTCTATATTATTTCGCAAGTATTGTACTGGTAAATGTACAATCATTTCGTGATAAATATGTTCATCTTTACTACAAAGTTGAATTTCATTGTTGATAATAAGACATTTTCCATAGTTTCCCAACTCCGTAATTTCAACTCCATCGTCTCTATATATTTCTTTGGATGATGGGCGATTGTCGTAAAAGGTATTCATTCCTTCCTTGAATACGGGTTTAAGGTAACCTGTAATAGAAACACAAACAAACAACACAGCTATATAAAGAATAATATGGATGATCTTTTGCTTCATATTATATATTTTAAACATATTAAATCAATAGATTATTGCACAACGGACACTTTTGAAAGGTTTGTACGAATTTTTCAAAGACACTTTCGTCCAGTGCGTGACAACAGTTTTTAAAATAGTAAATCATGGAATCGTCTTCAAAGGGTGTTAATAAGATGGGGCATTGATCATTGATGACGATATGTTTGGTGTCACTGTACATTGCCTTTTCACTATTTTCTTGAATAAAGTATATTGTGTTTGCGTCATTTCTCCGTTCGGAAGATTCGTTTGTATCATTATCTTGGATAAAATGAAGGATTGAGTTCACGATATTCACGCTTTCTTGTGTTTGTATCCATTCGTTATGATAATAGCGAATATTCATATCATTGTAGTGAAATAGTGAATAATAATTGGATGTTTCCATATAATTATATATATTTGTGTTTTCTTCTAATTGAGTACTGAAAACAGGCGTGGATGCCAAATGATTAAACTCAATGGAAAATACGCTATTTTGATTTACAGCTGGAGATATGGAAAGGGTTGTAGGCGTAGGCGAAGCAATCGTAGGCGTAGGCGAAGGCGGAGGCGGACGACGACGCGTTTGCGGGCGAGTCATGGTGTTTCTTAGTCGAAACCCTCTTTGCGGTGCTGGTTGGACTGGAGAAGACGGTGTAGAACGCCTCCTTTGTTGATGAGAACGAATAATAGACGAAAGCATATACATATCATTGCATTGTATTTTAAACAAGAAATTATACGTCAAATGGATTTTCTGGTTTTGTTGGGGGTTGTAGGTTGGAGGTTGAATTTCACTTTTTTAAATGTATTGTTTTTTTTGGCAATTTTAACTTGATTTTGTTTCTGAGGTTTGGGTGCTTCTTCTTCTTCTTTCCGCGAAAAAAATAGCAATATACAATTATGTTCATTAAATAATTCAATACCTGGTTCAAAGGGAATGTCTTGAATCTGGTTGTAAGACGTTAAAAAATCAAATGAGTCTGGATGTCTACAAAACTCTTTGATTTTTGATTCTTCTAAAACGGGTTCATATTTATAGATCCCAGTCAAATCAAATGTTTTAGAATAATGTTTGTTGTTCTTCAGTACCAGAGAAAGTAATTCTTTACGAGACATT